GAACAACCTAAACAACCTATTTGAGTTGTTAGTACAGATACACCTACGAGGTCAACTATCAAGAGATGAACAAGCCTTTGTACGAAACTTCATAGAACTACCAGATGCTCCTACAAGAGAGAACCGACAGGCTCGTAGAGCTAACACCCAAGCAATCAAGAAGCTATTTAGGGAAGAGGCTAAACGCAAGAAGGAAGAGTAGGTTAACATTATAAACAATAACGATTTATAATGGGATTCAAGAAAGGAGAGGTAAGTAATCCAAAGGGCAGACCAAAGGGTAAACCCAACAAGACTACTGCCGAGATCAGAGATGCATATCAAAAGTTAGTAGAGGATAACCTCACTAATATGACCGAGTGGCTTGTGCAAGTTGCAGCAGAGAATCCAGAGAGAGCGATGGACTTGATGCTCAAGTTAAGTGAGTATATGATTCCTAAACTTGCGAGGCAAGAGGTTACAGGTGCAGATGGTAAAGACTTATTCAAGAACATTAAGTTTGAGTTTGGTACACCAATCAATGAAAGAGACGAATGACAGTAACAGGGTTCAACCCTCATAAGGTTCAAGCAGAACTATTACAATCTATTGTAGGGGGTAATGAGAAGTACCACATAGCTTCCATAGGAAGGCAGTTTGGTAAGTCTATGATGGGTATGAACCTTGCATTGTATTGGGGCTTCAACAATAGCCCCTGTAAGATACTATGGGTATCACCTGTATACTCACAAGCAAACAAGGTGCAGAAAGAGTTGATGTCTGCTATTGCAGCCTCTGGAATAGTCAAGTCTAATAACTATTCCTCTTCGGAGTTGGAACTAAAGAATGGCAGTACGATCTACTTTAGGAGTGCAGAAAGATACGATAACATAAGGGGTATGACTTTGGACTATGCCATCATAGATGAGGCAGCGTTCATTAAAGACGATGCTTGGAGTGAGGCTATCAAGCCGACCCTACTTGTAAGAGGTAAGAAGGTTCTCTTCATCTCTACACCTAAAGGTAAGAATTGGTTCTACGAGTTATTCCAATATGGGCAGAGTGAAGACTACCCCAACTACAAATCCTACAAGGGCAGTTCATACGACACACCCTTTATCTCACAGGAGGAGATAGACGATGCCAAGAGAACAGTTCCAGAACTTATATTTAAGCAAGAGTATTTAGCAGAGTTCATAGATGGTGGTGGCGAGGTCTTCGCTAACATAGATCAATGTACATTCCCTTCTTACCCTAAACCACAAGGTAAGGTATTCGCAGGATTGGATATAGGTAAGCAGGAGGACTACACAGTCCTTACACTAATGGATTCTAAAGGTAGGGTTGTAGACATCTATAGGGACAATAAGAACCAATGGTCAGTAATGATTGCGGAGGTAGTGAAGAGGGTGAGGCAGTTCAATGCCTCGTTGATGGTTGAGGTGAATGGTGTAGGTGACCCTATCTTTGAGCAGATAAAGAGTCAGTATGCAAACACCCATCCATTTGTTACTACGAACAAAAGCAAGAACGAAATCATAGAGGGGCTTATATTGGACTTTAACGAGGTGAGTGTACACATACCATCAAAAGAATTATTCAGTCCCTTATACAACGAGTTAAGCTACTTCACATACGAGTATAGCCCAAAGACACGAAGTATTAGATACGGACACCCTACAGGACTACACGATGACACGGTCATAAGCCTGTCATTATGCAACTACAATAGAAAGAAGAACAAGACATATGGAACATACGCAGTTAGGTAGAGAGGTAAAGGTAATCTTACCAGAGACCGCAAGAGAGCTTACTATAGAGCAATACCAAAAGTTCCTCAAGGTTCAAGGAGATGACACCTTCACAATGCTCAAGGCATTAGAGATATTCGCTAACATACCTCTCAAGTTAGCCTATGCTATGAAGGCAGACGATATAATGGATATTGGCAATAGCATCTTTACAATGATAGGTGCTAAACACCCACTCACAAGAAGGGTAACCTTTAGAGGCAGAGAGTATGGCTTTGTTCCTAATCTGGAGGAGATGAGTTTCGGTGAGTACATAGACTTGGATACCTACCTTGCTGATATGGATATGTTGCATAAGACTATTGGGGTCTTGTATAGACCCATAACGAAAGAGAAGGGAGACCTGTATGAGGTAGAGCCGTACAATGGTACGGATGGATATTCGGACTTTCCTTTAGATGTTGCATTAGGTGCAACGCTTTTTTTTTATCGTTTAAGCAACAAGTTATTGAAGAGTACCCCGACCTCTTCACAGGGGGAGAAACCACAGACCTTTCAGCCTCCGCAAACTTTTCAAGGAAGTGGGGATGGTATGGATCGGTAGACCATTTAGCAGGTGGTGATGCATCAAGATATGATTCTATAACGAACCTACCTTTGAGGCAATGCCTTACCAAACTTGTGTATGACAAGGAGAAAGCAGATGTAGAAAGAAAGATGTTAAAGAGTTAATTACTTTGTGTATATTGCGTTATAATCAAAACATCCATTATGAAACTTAAAGCAGTTAATCCATTAGAGAATCTATACCAAGTGTTAGATAAAAAAGGTAAGGTGTTGTTAGAAGACACGATACTCACCTGTTGTTCTTATATCAAAGAGAACGAATAACATAAGCCTCGCATGAGCGAGGCTTTTCTTTTTAAACACCTTTCGCTCATAGAGGTTAACCTATTATGAGTTTCTACGATATAACCACCAAGATAAGAGAACACCTCATTGCTAACAAGCAGGTGAACACCGTTACAGAAGGTGACATCTTTGAGGTAGACCTCAACAAGCAGACTATATTCCCCTTGTCACATATTATGATAAATAGTGTGACCTTCAATGATGTGGGCATAACCTACTCTATGAGCATCCTCTTTATGGATGTAGCTGATGTGAGTAAGGAAGACCCAAGAGATGAAGCAGAAATCTTCTATGGGGTAGATAACAGACAAGACATTCTAAACACCCAACTCCTAACGGCTAACGATTTAGTAAGCCAACTGAAGAGAGGTAACTTAATGCAGGATAAATACCAACTCAATGGCACACCAAGTTGTGAGCCTTTTGAGGATAGGTTTGAGAACCTGTTGGTAGGTTGGAATCTAACCTTGTCTATAGACATTGCTAATACAATAACCACTTGTCCGTAATAACACAAAATACAGAGAGAGTCTTACGGCAGTTTGCCGAGAGAGTCATTAAGGCAGCGAAGCTAAATCTTGGTGCTACTCGTACTATTACCTATAATGATGGTAAGAAAAAGAGACGAAGACAAGTAAGCTCTGGTAAGTTGAAGGATAGTTTAGACTACTCAATCACTACAGGTGTACACTTACTTATGTCTTTCACTATGGAGGACTATGGTAAGTACATTGATGAGGGGGTAGATGGTACAAAGTATAAAGTGCCTAATGGATCAAGATTTGGTTTTGATGGTAAGCAACCTCCAAAGAGTTCTATAAGAACTTGGATGGCTCAAAAGAGAGTAAAGGCAAGAGACCTAAAGACCAATAGTTTTGTTAAGCAGACAGAGGCGAACCTTGATAGGGCAGCCTTTCTAATATCAAGAAGTATTAAGCAACGAGGGATTCCCAAGAGCGAGTTCTTCCAAGCACCATTTAGATTAGAGTTTGATAAGCTACCTCAAGAGGTACTCAAAGCAGTCTCTATGGATGTAGATGAATTTTTGAAATTTACCAAACGATGAGTATAATCACACCAACAAGTTTAGTAGGAGCAAGAAGCCCAATATATGTTACGGCTAACTATTCAGCCCTTTCTTCATCTCTAACAGATGTAGAGTTTGAAGTATACATATGGCAGGGGTCAAGGTCTTCAAGACCTGCATCAGCACAATACACTTTATTTAGAGATGTGTTTGCAGGAACTGATGTCTCCTTTGATATTGCTCCTATGGTACAAGAGTACCTATCCAATGCTTACGAGAACCTTGATGGTACAAGTATAGCCTATGCACCCGATGGTAGCGTAGTATGGGTGCAGATGGATTACACGGTCAATTATCAAAACAAAGCAGACCCACCTGTAACGGTTAACGATACAGGAAGCTCGGAAATCTTTGAGGCATCTAACGGATACCACATATTTATTGAGGCGGCTAACAAAGAGGTGAACAAAGGATTCGCAAGTGTCAATGCAGTTAAATACATTAAAGACTCTGGCAACGAGGTTGTGCCTGTATATCTCGGTAAATGGGGTGAGGGTTATGACATCTATTGGGCTTATAAGGATAGAGTATTGGCAGATGGTGGTACTGTTGAGGGAGGCGGTGCTTGTGCTAACATCGGATTATATAAGGTAGAGTTCCTTTCCGATGGTGGAGAGAATGTAGACTTCTTAATTACTGAAGCACAACTACAAGGTCTACAGGCTGAAGAGAGAGTGATGCTACTACCTTGTGGTGTTACCAACCTTACTGAATGGTTAGATAGCGAAGGTGAGTCACTCAACTACACAAGTTACTACGACCTAAATCTAAAGGATAAGGATGGTACGGTGTTAGACACTCGTAGATTCTATCCTACTTGTGAGAGTAAGTATTCACCAAGCGTTATGCAGTTCGTAAATAAGAATGGTGTATGGGAGAGTGTAACCTTCTTTAAAAGAAGTGACTCTACAATAAGCACTACTACGAATGAGTATAGAAAGTCTTTAGGTAGTAGCGGTTCTTCTGGATTCACCTACGACACGACTGCTCATAAGTACCAACGCATAAACACGAATGGTAGAAAACGCTTCACCCTAAACACAGGTTGGGTAGGTGAGGACTACGATACTATTATGGAGCAGATGTTAATGAGTGAGCGTGTAATGTTAGATGGTCTACCTGTCAATGTTACTACCAACTCATTGAACTTACAAAAGTCAGTTAACGATAGAAGGATTAACTACATCATTGAGGTAGAAGAAGCATTTGATACAAGGTATGTATAGAGTAGACCTTTACATTGATGGTCAAAGAGGTGACCTATTCCAAGAGGAGAGCATAGAGATCAACTTGAGTGTACAAAACATCAAGGACATCTCTAAAGTCTTTGGTGACTTCACCAATAGCTTTACTATTCCTGCATCTCCTACAAACAATGCAATCTTTAAGCACTACTACAATGTAGACATCTATGGAGGGTTTAATGCTAATGTGAGAGTAGACTCTTTCATAGAGGTGAACAACAACTTATTTAGAACAGGTGTATTAGAGTTGGAGAGTGTACAAATCAAGGATAGCCAACCCTATGCATATCAAGTAGGGTTCTATAGCAATGTCACTTCTTTGAAGGATACCTTTGGTGAGGATAAACTTAACGACCTTGACTTATCAGCCCAAGATCACACCTACAATGACACGAACATTGTTACAGGCTTGAATGGGTATGTGAGTGGTACAGATAGTTCTATTATCTATCCTCTTATATCACCTGTACCAAATTGGTACTACAACTCAAGTGGTAGTCAACCTGCACCAAACAACATAGCCTACCATAGTCAATCCGACTTACACGGAGTATTCTACTACGACCTTAAACCTGCTATTAAGTTGCAGAAGATTATAGATGCGATAGAGACGAAGTATGGAATTACTTTCCAAAGTGACTTCTTTGATAGTGCTGACTTCGGCAAGTTATTTATGTGGTGTCATAGGAGAGCAGGTTATATGTTCAAAGACCAACCTAATGGTAAAGAGGCAGATGTTATTACATTTACTTCTAACACAACAGGAGACTACAACCTAACTACGCAGAAGTACACTGTTGCGGCAGCACAAGAAAGTGATTTAAGAGTAGGTTACAACATAACCTCTACAGATGACTACCGCATACAGATATATGTGAATGATGTGTTAGCGAGTAGTAAGGCGCATAGTGGCAATGCAAATGACTTTCAATACTTGGGTATTCTTAATGTAGGAGATGAAATACAGATTAGATTAGCACCACCTATAGATTGGGATGCATCAGTTATTTCCATAGGAACAATCACGGCTGATGTAGAATACTTCTATTTGGGAAGTTGGAATACAGGAGACACAGTCTCAAAGATTGGACAGAGCATTACTACAAATGTCATTGTCTCTAACCAAATGCCAGAGCAGAAGATTAGTGATTTCATAGGAAGCCTTGTAAGGGCTTTCAACTTGGTTATAGTTCCTGTAGCTAATAATAAATACGACATTGAACCTTTAGACGATTG